GGGGTCTTCGTCACGGTGACCGCGGGCTTCGGCTTGTCGTCGCCGCCGGAGTCGCTGCTGGAGCAGCCGGCCAGCGTCATCGCGGCGGCGGCCAGGACGGCGGTGACGGTGGTGGTGTGGCGCGCGTGCATGAAGGTCCCCCCAAGGTCCGGTGAGTTGCGTGGGAAGGACTCACGGTAGGGGCCACACGGTTGCACAACGCAGGGAATCGCTGCTCTGGCTTGAACAATTCAGGCTGAGAACAGCGTTGCAGCTATCGGCTTGGCCAGGCGCTGCAGGCAGAGCTCAGCGTAAGGCTGGTGCTGCTCGACGCCGATCGCATCGAAGCCCTCGCTCAGGCAGGCTTCCAACGTGGTGCCGGACCCGGCAAAGGGGTCGAGGACCGTGCCGCCAGGCGGGGTGACCAGCCGCACCAGCCACCGCATGAGGGCGACCGGCTTAACCGTCGTGTGCGCCGTGCCGTCGGCCAGGCGGGGCCGCTCCGACGCAGGGGCCTTCGCCTCGTACCGGAACGCGGGGAAGAATCGGGCCTCAGCGCCCAGCTCGGTGACGGGGCAGCCAGCGCTGCAAGTGGCCGTGCAGTCGGGTCCATGGCCGAGGAGGAGGTTCGTGGGCCAGCGTCCCGCCTCGTGCGCCGAGTCCTCCCGGGCTCCGGTCCACTCGCCGTAAGCGTCGCCGTTTCTGTTCGAAGCGAGGCCGACGACGGAGGCGCACTTGTCGCGGTAGTCCTGCCCGGCCTCGGTGCGGCAGGCGTCGATGTTGAGCGCGCCTGTGCCGTGCTCGAGGACGTTCGCGACGGTGGTGTTGAAGCCGGTCGACTTGCGGGCCATCACGATCGGCTCGTGCGCGGGCTTCAGCGCAGTGTTCCAGCCCTGCCAGCTGCGTGCGGCGTCGGAGGCGGGGGCGGTCACGTCGTAAGCGCCAGTGCTCAGCGCGGCGATCTGCACGTCGGACTCGTGGCGGACACGGTGGCCCTGCCCTATCACCTCGCGCTGCGCCCACGCCTCGCCGCGCTCGCCCTTGCGTCCGTTCAGCTCGGCGACGAGCGCGTCGACATCGATGTCGGTGAAGCCGAGCTCTTCGCGGAGACGGGCCCACTGCTCCAGCGTCGGCACGCTGGCCGCTACGCCCTGCGTGGTCCAGTGCCCGGCCATTCCATTGAAGCCCCACAGGGCGTCTATCCGCTGGTTCGTCCACCCGGCTGCGTCCCGGGCCCTGGCGAGGAACGCCGTCACTTGCATCACCTTGTCGCGGTCGTCGCGCCGCTTGTCGATCGACTTGGCGATGTCCTGGCCCTTGGGGAATCCGCTGCCGTAGATCCAGTGGAGGCTGTCGCGGATCTCGAACCCGGCATCCTCGATCGCGACGGTCATGCGGTGGTAGGTGCGGGTTCCGCCGAACGCCAGCAGGTGCCCGCCGGGCTTCAGCACGCGCCAGCATTCGCGCCAGACCGCGGTGTTGTAGGCGATGTCGGAGGCGTCCCATGCCTTGCCCATGAACCCGAGCTCATACGGCGGGTCGCAGACGATGGCGTCGACGGACGCGTCGGCCAGCAGCGGCAGGACGTTCAGGCAGTCGCCGAGGTGGAGGGTGACGCCGTCGGCGGTGTAGTACGGGTCAGGCATGCACGTCTCCTGGGCGTGAGAGTTCAGGGTTCTAGGGTGAGCCGGTTCTCGCCTGGTGTTCCCTCCGGCAGACGAAACCCGGCCGCCATGGGGGCGCGGCCGGGCCGGGTAGTGCGCTACCTCCTCTCGTGCAGCAGTCGAAGGCAGATGAGGGCGAGTTCGGCGATACCTCCTGTGGCTATCAGGGCTTGGGCCTGCTCGGTGGTGAGCTGGCAAGCTGCGTAGACGATGGCGAGTGCGATCAGCAGGGCGGTGGTCGGATCAGTCGGGATCTGGCCGTTAAGGCGGGCGATTCTGGTCATGGTGGCCCCCGTCGGGAAGGTCGGCGTGGCGGAACGGTGAGAATGCGCACGCAGGCCCAGCAGTTGGGGGTTTTGCGCGCCGGACCCGGGGGCGTTTCCTTGGCTGGGGGCGGACCCCGGGCCGGCTGGACAACCGTAACCCATGCTCTATTGCGCGCGCAATATGAACGGCGCATCTGTGGTGCCCCAGGCCCGAAGACCCAGGGGCGCCGCGCACGGTTGGCCGGAGCATGCCGGGGCAGGTAGATCCAGAGGGTCCCAGGCCTGCGTGCTCCTGGGGCCCTCCGCCCTTCAGGTCTGCGCCATGTCCACGAACCGCGAGTAGTGGCCCTGGAACGCGGCGGTGATCGTGGCCGTGGGCCCGTTGCGATGCTTGGCCACGATCAGGTCCGCCTCGCCAGCACGCGGAGACTCTTTCTCGTAGGCATCCTCGCGGTGCAGGAGGATCACCATGTCGGCGTCCTGCTCGATGGCGCCGGACTCCCGCAGGTCGGAGATCACCGGCTTCTTGTCGGTCCGCTGCTCGGGCCCGCGGTTCAGCTGGGACAGGGCGATCACGGGCAGCTCGAGTTCCTTGGCCAGCAGCTTGAGGCCACGGGAGATCTTGGAGACTTCTTGCTGCCTGTTCTCGGTACGCGTGTCCGATTCCATGAGCTGGATGTAGTCCACGACGATCAGGTCCAGGCCGTTCTTCGCCTTCCGCTTCCGGGCCCGCGAGCGGATGTAGTTGAGGCTGATGTTGGGGGAGTCGTCGATGTAGAGCGGCGCTGCCTGAATGTCAGGCATGCGGCGGGCGAGCCGGGTCCAGTCTTCTTCGGTCATCGTTCCGTTCCGCATGTGGTGCAGTGCGACTCTGGCTTCGGCGGAGTTGATCCGCATGGCCAGCTCGTTGCGGCCCATCTCCAGGGAGAAGATCTGGCTGGTCCGGTTGTGCTTGATGGAGCAGCAGCGGGCAAAGTCCACGGCCAGGGTGGACTTGCCCATGGCGGGCCGTGCAGCAATGACGATGAACTGCCCGGGCTGGAGCCCGTTCGTCAGACCGTCCAGGTCGCGTAGCCCGGTGGGGACGCCGGTGATCTCGTCCTTCCGGTTCTGGTTGGCGTCCAGCTCGTCGAGCATGCCTTCCATGACGTCGCCGAGGGGCACGTCTTCCTCGTCGCCGTGGGACACCTCGGTGGCCGTATAGACGGCTGCCTGGGCTTCGTTGCAGATGTCGGCGAGTTCGCCTTCCTGGGCGTAGGCCAGGGCGCTGATGCGGTGGCCAGCTTTGGCGAGGCCGCGCAGGACGGCCTTCTCGTGCACGATTCCGGCGTAGTACTCGGCGTTCGCTGCCGACGGCACGGTCTGTACCAAAGCGTGTAGGTAGGGGGCTCCTCCGACTTTGTTGATCTCGCCGCGTTTGGTCATCTCCGCGGACACGGTGATTGGGTCGACGGGGTCGCCGTTTGCGTAGACGTCGAGGATTGCCCGGAAGATCGTCTCGTGCTTGGGGGCAGCGAACTGCTCCGCCTTCAGCACGGAGAGGACTTCGTCGATGGCGTCGGTGGACAGCAGCATCCCGCCGAGGACGGACTGCTCGGCGTCCTGGTCATGGAGAGGCTGGGGCTCGAAGTCCTCGCCGGTGCCGCCACGGGTCTGTGCGGGTACGCTCACAGATGGATCTCCGTTCAGGGGGTTCGTGCGGCGGCAGGGGCCTTGCTACGGGCTCCCCTGCCGCCGACTTCGTTCTGGGTGTGGGTTCAGGTGCGGGCGGGCTGCTGCGGGACGTAGCCGGGGTGGCAGGAGCACTTGGCCATGCCGTCCGGGGTCTCCACCATCCGCTCAGCCGCGGACATCGGCTCGTGGCCGCCGTTGCACTGGCCGCACCACGGCCTGCTGATCCCGGCGGGCCGGATTGCGGCCTCGGGGTTCATCTGCGCGTGCTTCACCAGGTCCGTCCACCCCTTGGCGCCCATTTCGGCGGCAAGGGTGCACAGGTTGCCCACGGACCGGCCGACAGACAGTAGAGCAGTAGCGGCAGTGCGTACGGACTGGATCGCGTCAGGGCGCGGCGGCAGGCCCGCGGTGTTCATGTAGGCGGCGATGTAGGCGTCGATCACCTTGTCCGTATCGCTCGTCTCGAACAACTCAGGAGAAGGCGAGGGGTTCGTCTTCTGCGTAGCTGCTTCTCTCTCTCCGTCCCCATCTGAAGCCGGTGGGGCTGCCGAGGACGGCGGGCCACCAGAGAGAGGAGAGGATTCTTTCAATTCCTTAGAACTTTTGGTGGCAGATTTTGCTACCCGTGGCTGTCGATTTTTGCCACCCGTGGCGGGGCCGCCGGTGGGCGGGTGGTTATTTCTGCTACCCGCTGACCTGCGGTTTCTCGTTTCGTTGGACGGGTGGTCATTTTTGCCACCCGTGTCCGACGGCTGGCACTCGCCGTCGATGTCGTGGCCTCCGGGGCAGCCCGGTTCGTGCGCGCCGGCGAGGTCGTAGACCGGCGGTCGCCGGTCGGCGCGGATGTGTTCCACGAGCCTTGGATCGCCCGGGATCAGAAGCCCCCGGCGGGCGAGCTCCCGAAGGTGCGCCTGCGCGGCACGCGGCGCCATGAGGCACTCGGCTGCGATGGTCTGAGATCCAGCGAAGCAGCCGCTCATCTTCTTCGGCCCGTTGCCGGCGTGGTTTGCCACGCGCAGCATTACGACCAACTCGCCAGTGTTCTTCAGGAGTGACAGGGCCACCTCGTCAACCCAGGTTTGGCCCTGGTAGCTCACCAGGCCACCTCCGCCGCGCGGAGGATCATGGTGGGGCTACTTGCGGTAATGGCGAGTCGTGAGGGTACCCTCATCACGAGCCTGCTTTCACGAGGTGGGACTCGAAGAACCAGCGGGCGGCAACCCGCTGTGACCTGCATGGACGGCCGGGAGAGGTGCTGCGCCTCATACCGGCCGTTCCGCATTTCAGGCGCTGGGGCTGCGATCCCAGGCCCGATACGATCACCGCTTCTCGCCGTTCTGCTCGGGCAGCTCGCCGTTCTCGTCGAGCTTGTTGTAGACGTCTCGGAAGAACGCCAGGAACGGATCCGTCGCCATGAGCAAGGCTCCGGCGGCCTCCCCGTACGGGTGCTCCTTGCCGGGGCCGAACGGCCAGTACCTCTCGTACCGCTCGGAAGTGGCGATGTGGCGGACACCCTCGCGGGTGATGCTGTCGACGATTCCTTCCTTCACCAGCAGCTCGGCGCCGGTGCCGAAGGTTACGGCTGGAGGTCGTCTTGTCTCCCCGGTGTTGTCCGGGTTTCGGGGGCTCATGCGACCCCCCGACCGATGACACTTCGCATGGTGCGAAGCGACAGCGGTAGGCTCATGCTGAACTCCTTCGCTGGGGTTCCCTACCGGCGAAGATTTCGCAGGTCAGCGTCGGTAGGGCGGTCGGCCGGTCCTATGGGCCGGTCGGCCGTAATACTCGTGACAGACGGCTACGGGAGGCGTCTGTCAGTGATATTCAACCGGCATTACCGGTTACTGGTTCCTCGCGGTGTGGGATGAGCGACGCAGCAGCCGCGCGCGCGTTCACGTACGGTCCGCGCGAGTCTCCCAGCGCTCCGTCATCCCGGTACGGCTGCGCATACCAGTCCTTCAGCGCTGACGGGCTGGTTGTGTGCACCTCGCCGATCGGCTTGTGCTGGTACGTGACGAGCATGGGACCGAGCTGGTCCTCCGTCAGCGACGCGTACGCCAGCCGATCGTGCTCGCACAGCTTGGCCGCCACCTCCTGGCGGACCACTTCCGCGGCCACAGCCGATACCGCGAGCCGGGCCTCGGAAAGTCGCTCCTCGCTGAACTCCGTCATGCGGCATCCCTTCCAGGAAGCGGGAGTGCGTCGTACGACAGCTCCAGACGGTCTGCTGCGGCCACTACACGGAGGAACTCCAGTGGCCGGCCAGCACTGTCCTTGCTGATCCTCTCGATGGTGATGACGGGGATCCCTGTTCCGGTCCCCAGCTCTGCGGCCTCCTCAGGCGTTGGCGGACGTGCGATGACGCGCTCGTCAGCTTCCACGGCCGGGATGCCGGCTGCGATGAGCGCACGGTAGATGCCGCCTTCGATCTTTCCTTCGCGCTCCAAGTTGGCAGTTTCGGCGACATCGATCGGGTACCAGGCGGACTGGAACTGCACTGTCTGCTTGTCGATCAGGGCTTGTCGGCGACGGCACACCAGGGCGTCCTCAGAGGTCAGGCCAAGTCGTGCGGCCTCAATCATTTGAAGTGCCTGCTTTGTTTGTAAACAAAGGATTGTTGAAGACAACCTTTTATGCTACCGTGTTTGATGAAACGGGCCGGCCGGTAAGCCGCAGTGCCAGTGCGAATATTTATACCCAGAAAGTTTTCTTTGGTATAGGCAGCGATGGCTACTGGTATTACCCATTGAACCAGTCTGTGAAATTCCCGGTCATTGCCCTGGATA